AACCAATCGTGATCGATTCCAGTGGCGTTGTGAGGGCAGGCAACGGAACGCTGGAAGCTGCGCGACTGCTAGGCTGGGAAACTATCGACGTGATCCGCACGGGCCTGAAGGGCAGCGAAGCGACGGCTTACGCGATCGCGGACAATCGGACAGCGGAACTCGCAGAATGGGATGACGACATTCTGGCCGCGACGCTGCAAGGGCTGGTAACGGATGACGAGGAGCTGCTGGAACTGGCTGGTTTTGATGAGGATGAACTGGAAGCGTTGCTTAATGATGTAAGTTTCGAACCTGGAACAGAAGATGACCAAGGGAAGTTGGACGAAAAAGCAAAAGTCAAATGCCCGGAGTGCAACCATGAATTCACGCCCTGAATTGAAACTGGACTGGGCAACACATGAAGCAGCAAAGTACGCTGTTGAGAACTGGCACTACTCAAAGACTCTGCCTGTTGGCAAGCTAGTTAAGATTGGTGTATGGGAGGGAAAGAGGTTTATTGGTGTCGTTATATTTGCATGGGGAATGAATAGAAATCTTGGATCTCCATATGGGCTTACTGTAGGCGGGGCATGCGAACTTGTAAGGGTTGCTCTTACAAGCCATAGGGTGAAAGTATCGAGAATAATTTCCATAGCCTTAAGATTCCTAAAAAAACAATCCCCAGGTCTAAGAATTGTAGTTTCGTTTGCAGATCCTGCGGCGAATCATCATGGAGGCATATATCAGGCTGGAAATTGGATTTATAGCGGGAAGTCATCAGCTAGCTTTGAATGGCAGGTAGATGGCATGCGACTTAATAAAAGGGCTTACACTGGCCACAATTTCGGTAGCCCTAAGCTCAAAGTCCCTGTCAATGCAGTAAAGAAGCAAACGCCTGGAAAGCATAGATACTTAATGCCGCTTGACGATGAAATGCGGAAACAAATTGAACCACTACGCAAACCATATCCCAAGCGCGTCCGAAGTGTAGACAGCGACACGACCGGCTCCCAGCCGGTAGAGGGCGGTGCAACTCCGACCCGGACGCTTTAGTAAATGCCGATTCGTGACACTAGAATGATGGCAAGAGCAGTGGAACAACGATGGCCGATATCAGTAAAGAATCGAGCAGGAATCGTCAATGCATTGTTGAAAATACTCGCCTCGGATAAAGCAAGCCATCGAGAAAAGACATCAGCGGCAAAGGCTTTAATGGCCGCGGAGAAGCAAAACCAGGAAGACGAGCATAAGGTTGTAGATGTTGTCATTTCAGAGCGAAACCATAGATTGGATGCAATCGCTGCCGACCTCGGGATTGAGCAAGATCTTATCGAAATTGTCTCCAGAGAAGCAATCGGCGGCGATAGCGGCGATGAAAGCATCACCGCAAAGTCAGCCGACGCGGTTCGACGAGAAGTCCTATGATCGCGATCGTAAGGCAAAGCAGCGTGCGACTGGTCGCGAGATTGTCATTCCGGCTCCAAAGAATGTAGCGCTACGCAACGCTTGCCTGCTAGATCCAGAACTGCTTCTGACGACATACTTTCACCAAACGTACTTTGAGCCGTTCACAGAAGACAGAAGCGACATTCTCAAGTCGATATGGCGTGCGGCGCTATATGGTGGCGACCAGGCGATAGCAGCGAGTCGAGGCGAAGGTAAGACTACGCTTGCGATGGATGGAGCATTCTGCTTAATGCTTTCCGGTCTATCATCGTTTCCAGTCATTATCGGCAAGAATCAAGATTCATCGTCCGATGAGCTGAGGGCGCTTCGCGAACGAATATTGGCGAGCGAACGATTCATCGACGACTTTCCGGAGATTGGCGTTCCTCTGCAAGCTGTCGGGCCGCAGTCGGCTAATGCAAGGCTTCAAACGGTCGGCGGCAAGTTCATCGGCATGTACCTTGGCGTGAAGCATTTCGCATTGCCGAACATACCAATTGAACAATTGCCACTATGGCCAAAAGGAATCAAGCCAGTATCGTGTGGGCAAGTAATGGGTGCGGTCGGCATCGAGGGTCGATTGCGTGGATTCAAGTTTAGATCGCATCGACCGACGGTTGCTGTGATCGATGACGTGGAGGATAAGGACTCAGCGCGTTCCGATGAACAGATCGCGAAGATTGAAAACATAATCGAGGAAGACATTGCAGGCATGGGTTCGTCCGCAGAGCGCATTGCTCGCGTGTATCTATGCACAACGCTTAATCGCAAGTGCAACGCATACAAATACACTGATCGCAAACTGAAGCCAAGCTGGAACGGGCGGCGCTATCGCAAGATGATTCATCCTCCCGCAAGAATGGATCTAGTCGAGGAATACATCGAGTTACGAAAATCAAGAGGCGATAACGATCCGGACGCAAGGAAGGCGTTTGCATTCTGGCGAGATAACCGAATCGAGATCGAGCGAGGTGCTCTTGTTTCCAACATATACTCACATTCGAAGAAGGTGCATTCTGACGGAGAACCTATTGAGCTGTCGGCGGTTCAGAGCTACTACAATCGAGTCGCAGACTGGGGCCAGGATGCAGTATCAACAGAAATCGATAATGATCCACCGGAAACGGTTGGACCACAGAGCCAAGGGCTAACATCGGAAATTGTTGCAAGTAGAGACAGCGGTTTGTCACGCCGCCAGTTGCCTGCCAACACCATGGCGCTAACTGCGGCTATCGACTTGGGTAAGTACTTTTGCCATTGGGTTGTTCTGGCATGGTGGAATGGAGCTGGTGGCGTTGTAGTCGATTATGGTTTCGAGTCAGTAATGGGCACCGACAAGGTAATGGACAATCTTGCATCGGAGCCGTTGATTTATCAAACGCTGTTGAATTGGCGGGACAAGATCAATGGTACGCTTTACACAGATGCAACTGGTGTTAATCGAAAGATAGACAAGGTATTCGTTGACTCAGGCACATTCACTAACGCAGCCTATGAGTTCTGCCGTCAGTCGCGCGGCGTATTCTATCCAACAAAAGGAATGAGTCCGTTCCACCAAAAGATAACCGATACAGCTACCATTCGAGCCGGAAGCAATATCTACGCAAGCAAGCAGAGTGCCGAAGATGTTTGGCTATATCATCTTGATACCGACTACTGGAAGCAGTTTATTCATGAAAGATTCTTGACGGCGACGTTCGATGAAAACAATATGCTGCGTCGTGGTTCGCTAAGTTTGTACCACAGCGAGAAAAGCGGTCATCGTCTTTACTCAAGACACGTTGTAGCGGAACAATTGCTGACGGAATTTATTCAAGGCAAGGGTATTAAAACTCACTGGGATAAAGTTCATGAAGATAACCACTGGCTGGATGCAACGTATATGGCGGCTGCGGCTTCGGAGTCAATGGGCATTAAGTTATTCTCAGCTTCTGAGATCACAATCGAGGCGAAGCAACGGCAAGCGGCAAAACCAAAGGTGACTCAGCAGAAGCAGCACGGGCAGCAGCGATTCAAGACGCGGCCTGGCGGTTGGATGCAGAGTTTAAATCGTAGAGGTAAGCAATGATTGCAGGGACAACCATGAAGAAAAAGCGGCGAGTAGATTTGCGATTGCAAGAAATAGAGTCGGCAAGCGTCGATGATAGAATTATCACAAGCGAAGTCGAACCTATCGAGTTAGTGGAAACGATTGCCGAGACACCAATTACGGAAGTCGTAATCAATACAATGCCTGAGCCAAAGCCAAGGCGGTATGTTCCTCCAAAGTGCTCGATGTGCACTGCGTTGCGTCCATCGGGAACGGATTATACCGAAGTCTATCGAACGAGGTACGATGACGGCTACACAGTTCGGCATTGTAAATGCGGGTTTTGTGGTAACACTTTCAAGCATATTAGTAGATAGTTGCTACGGTGGTAGTATTGAGAGACTACTACTACCGTTTCAAGTTGCCAAGATTAATGCATGGCAACATACGCAAGCCTTCTGGCATTAATTGACGCAGCGATCGAAGCACTCCTAACTGGAGGCGCTTCTGCGTATTCAATTGGAAGTCGATCCGTAACAAAGATCGATTTACCTGCGCTAATGGAAGAGCGCCGAATGCTAGTTCGCGCAGTCGATCGCGAGTCTGGCGGGACGTTTCGTCTTGCTAAGATCGGCAGGCGTCGATGAATGTGCTAGATAGATTCATCGGCTACTTCTCTCCTAGAGCTGGATTACAGCGAGCGCACGCAAGAAAGCTACTTGGCCGCGCGTATCAAGGCGCTGAAGCCAATAGACTGACCAGTCACAAGCGGCCAAAGAATCAAGCAGCCGACGCGGAGTTGATGGGTCCATTTGGAGCCGATGCTTTACGTGCGTGGGCGCGTGCGTTAGTGCGAGATAATGCCTACGCATGGAACGTGGTTGATACTATCGTTTCAAACGTAGTTGGTGAGGGCATTCGAGCACAATCTACATTCGAAACGCCGGAAGGTGAGGACGTTGAGGATGTCAATGATATTCGCGATGCAGCATGGACAGAGTGGTGCGAAACATGCGACATCAACGGCGAACTAACGCTCGACGAAATCCAGCAACTTGCACAACGAGAAATCTGCGAATCAGGCGAGGTCCTTATTCGTTTCATTCCAACATCGAGCAAGGAATACAAAGGTATTCGGCGGCCTGTTCCGCTGGCTCTGGAACTAATTGAAGCCGACCGGCTATCACTCCAGCATGACACGTTCGCAAGCCGCACAGCGATTGAAAACGGTAACAAGGTAATTCGCGGGATTGAACTCGACGAAAAGAATAAGCCTGTAGCCTACTGGATTCATCCAGAGCATCCGAACAGCCCGTATGCAGTTCGAACCCAAATGCCAGAGCGAATCAAAGCATCTGAGGTTATGCATCTATTCCGACGCGAGCGAGTAGGGCAAACAAGAGGCGTCACATGGTTTGCTCCTATCATGTCCTGGCTTCGCGATCTTGGTGTTTATGTAGACAACGAAATCCAAGCATCTGCCGTTGCGTCATGCTTCGGTGTCGTGATCAAAACTGAATCTCCAGTCGGTGGATTAAATCATCCGGAGGGCGAGGATTCAGTAGACACAAACGGCAATAAGCTTGACTACTTAGAACCTGCGATGGTTAGCTATCTCAATCCAGGTGAGTCGATTGAAACTGTGAATCCAGGCAGACCGAACTCAGCTTCGGAACCTTGGATCAATCTAATGCTACGCGGTATCTGTGCGGGCACTGGGACAAGTTACGAGGGAGTCAGCAAGGACTTCAGTAAAACCAGCTACAGCTCGTCTCGCACAAGCAAGCTGGAAGACAGGCCACGTTACAAGCGATGGCAGAACTATCTGATCGCACACTTCTGCCAACCGGTATGGGATGAGTTTTGCAACGCAGCAGCTCGTGAAGGCATTGATGGATTTCCGACCAATACTGAATTGCTTGATAGTCGCCGCAAGGTTGCGCCAGTCGAATGGCAAACACCGGAATGGGAATGGGTCGATCCGACGAGCGAACAGAACGCAGCGTCCGAATCGATCGCGAAGTACATGAGCACATATAGCGACGAGCTTGGTGGTCGTGGTCGGTCGTGGCGAGCAACGTTTTATCAAGCGGCTAAAGAACAGAAGTTGCGCAAGCAGCTTGGACTGATGACTGCGGAAGAGCAGACGCAGGAAATGATGGCGGCACAGACGCAATCGGCAAGCGGTGCGACTGTCGGCGGCGAGACTACGGCCAACGTAGCGGCTTCCGCGCTCAATGGCGCTCAAGTAACTAGCCTAGTCGATGTTATTACCCAGGTCGGCACAGGGGCGATGCCAAAGGAAACAGCCAAGCCAGTTTTGCAAGCTGCGTTCCCGTCGTTCAGCGAAGAGTTAATCAACGCGATTATCGATCCAATCGAACCAGGAAGCATATTAGCAGATGGAGTTCCGCAAGCTGCTGTTGCGTCGGGACAGGATACTAGCGGCGTATACATGGGGCTTTCAACGCAGCAGTGGAATCGCAATCGAAAGGCTATCCAGAAGACGCTCGATGAACTGAAGAACGGCACTATGTCGGCTGCGGTCGCGACTGAGTTTCTTAAGTCGGTCGGAATGCCACAAGAGAGCATCGACGTACTTATCCAAGATGCTGTAGACGGACAAATCGACACGCAGATCCCAGCTGAATCGGAGGTCGCAAGTGTCGCATAAAAAGGGCAAGCTACCACCGACAAAGACTGATGCTTTAGCGATGCGGTCGGTGTCGATTCAAACAGCAACTGCTGATGCAACTATGCGCTCAGTTCGCGTTGTGACTGCGACAGAAAATCCGATAGATCGATGGGATGAGCGGCGCGGCGAAGTAGTTTCGGAAGTGCTCGAAATGGACGGCATGAGAATGCGTTCCGGCGCAACTCAGATTCCAATTGTAGATAGCCACGACACGAGCACGGTTCGCAATGTACTCGGAAGCCTTCGTAATCTCACGATTGAAGGTGATGAGTTCGGCGGCGTTGCTCATTTCGCAAGTGATGACGATTCGCAGCGAGCTTACACGAAACTTATCGACGGGCACATCACAGACTTTTCGATCACAGCACAACCTAACGAAGTGCTTGAACTGAAGGTCGGACAACGATACACGACATCGCGAGGAACCGAGGTCATCGGTCCTGCAAATGTCATCACGAACTGGACGGCACTTGATGCCAGTCTCGTTGCTACTGGGGCAGATTCAAGATCGACAGTTCGCCGGTCTTACACAGACTTAGAAAAAAGGGAACGAGCAATGGACGAAGCACTATTGAGCCAATTGTCATCGATGGGATTACCTGAGGGTGTCGTCGATCCTAATCAGGTTTTGATGTGGGTTGTCGGCAAATTCGGCACACCCGCTGACACGGTTGAATCGGCAATTGATGAAATGCCAGTAGATGAAACGCCGGTCGTTGAGACGGTTGTTGAAAAGATGGAAGGCGAGAAGCCA